CGCTTGTACCGGAAGTACCACTTGTACCAGAAGTACCACTTGTTCCTGAAGTTCCCGATGAACCGCTGCTTCCACTTGTGCCAGAAGCACCACTTGCACCAGAAGTACCACTTGTTCCTGAAGTTCCCGATGAACCGCTGCTTCCGCTTGTACCAGAACTACCGCTTGTACCGGAAGTACCACTTGTACCAGAAGTACCACTTGTTCCTGAAGTTCCCGATGAACCGCTGCTTCCGCTTGTTCCTGAAGTCCCTGATGAACCGCTGCTTCCACTTGTGCCAGAAGCACCACTTGCACCAGAAGTACCACTTGTTCCTGAAGTTCCCGATGAACCGCTGCTTCCGCTTGTTCCTGAAGTCCCTGATGAACCGCTGCTTCCGCTTGTACCAGAACTACCGCTTGTACCGGAAGTACCACTTGTACCAGAAGTACCACTTGTTCCTGAAGTTCCCGATGAACCGCTGCTTCCACTTGTGCCAGAAGCACCACTTGCACCAGAAGTACCACTTGTTCCTGAAGTTCCTGATGAACCGCTGCTTCCGCTTGTACCAGAACTACCGCTTGTACCGGAAGTACCACTTGTGCCAGAACTACCACTTGTACCTGAAGTTCCTGATGAACCGCTGCTTCCGCTTGTACCAGATGATCCAGATGAACCATTGCTACCATCTATACCTGAAGTTCCCGATGAACCACTGCTTCCACTTGTGCCAGAACTACCACTTGTACCTGAAGTTCCTGATGAACCGCTGCTTCCGCTTGTACCAGATGATCCAGATGAACCATTGCTACCATCTATACCTGAAGTTCCCGATGAACCACTGGTTCCGCTTGTTCCAGAAGTACCACTTGTTCCTGAAGTACCTGTTGAACCACTGCTTCCACTTGATCCTGAAGTTCCGTTGATTCCTGAACTTCCGCTAGATCCATTAATACCACTAGATCCAGAACTGCCATTTATTCCGCTTGATCCTGAAGATCCTGTTGATCCACTTGATCCAGAACTTCCTGATGTACCATGAGATCCATCAATACCACTGATTCCGCTGGAGCCAGATGATCCATTAAGACCACTTGAACCTGACGTTCCGCTTGAACCGTTACTAACTGAAAAAGTAGAATAACCCATGATATTTATTATTTATTATACAATCTAAATATATTTATTTATATTACACCGAGTAATATTTTTATTATATAAATTTTGCTAAGTTATTTCGTATCCTCTATACAATAACACTAAACCAATATTCGATGACAAAGATAACAAAACTGGTTTAGAAATCTGAAATTTGCCAGTTGGCTCAGTTTCAGTGATTGTTCCAGAAATATTTGGAGATAAAAAATAAAATCCGCCAGGATTTAATCCTGATAAACCAGTTATTTTTCCATAATATAACAAATCAAAAGTGTTAGTTGCAGTAGCTTGTACAAAACCCGCGACTTCAGCGTTTGCTTTACTATTCGCTATAGCTTTATACCAATCTGTTCCATCAAATCTAACAACATCACCAACTATAAAATTATGACCAGTATAAGTTATAGTATCATATAACGATTGACCATTTGAAGTTGCATTATTATTGATCCACTGTGTGTTATAATCTGTTCCATCAATCTTAGCTAATATTTGATTTGTTGTTCCGCCAGCGGGTACTCCAACTCCACTTGTTCCAGAACTGCCAGATGATCCGCTATTTCCACTTGTACCTGAAGATCCTGAAGTTCCACTTGAACCACTTGATCCTGATATTCCAGAACTTCCAGATGAACCTGAAGATCCTGATGTACCAGATAATCCACTAGATCCTGATGTGCCAGATGATCCACTAGATCCAGAACTTCCAGATGAACCGTTTACACCTGAACTGCCTGAACTTCCTGAACTACCAGTTGAACCAGAAGATCCTGTGCTACCAGAACTACCAGCAGATCCACTGCTTCCTGATGATCCATTAATTCCTGAACTGCCCGAAGAACCGTTTTGACCAGATGATCCAGATGAACCGTTTACACCTGAACTGCCTGAACTTCCTGAACTACCAGTTGAACCAGAAGATCCTGTGCTACCAGAACTACCAGCAGATCCACTGCTTCCTGATGATCCATTAATTCCTGAACTGCCCGAAGAACCATTTTGACCCGATGATCCAGATGAACCGTTTACACCAGAACTGCCTGAGCTTCCTGAACTACCAGTTGAACCAGAAGATCCTGTGCTACCAGAACTACCAGCAGATCCACTGCTTCCTGAAGATCCATTAATTCCTGAACTGCCCGAAGAACCGTTTTGACCAGATGATCCAGATGAACCGTTTACACCTGAACTGCCTGAACTTCCTGAACTACCAGTTGAACCAGAAGATCCTGTGCTACCAGAACTACCAGCAGATCCACTGCTTCCTGATGATCCATTAATTCCTGAACTGCCCGAAGAACCGTTTTGACCAGATGATCCAGATGAACCGTTTGCTCCTGAACTTCCTGATGATCCAGATGAACCTGAACTTCCAGAGGATCCGCTACTACCACCACTACCAGATGATCCAGATGAACCAGACGAACCACTAGACCCAGAACTTCCAGACGATCCAGATGAACCATTTGCACCAGAGCTACCTGAACTACCTGAACTACCAGTTGAACCAGAAGATCCTGTACTACCAGAACTTCCAGATGATCCTGATGAACCTGATGAACCGCTAGATCCAGAACTTCCAGACGAACCTGAAGAACCAGAACTTCCAGATGAACCACTTGATCCAGATGTGCCGCTACTACCCGAAGATCCAGCTGGTCCTATTTCTTTGCCTGTAACAGATATTGCCGCATTAGGAATTAAATTTATATCAATTTCATTTTCGCAAGTATTAACGTTGCTTTGTAATGAAGAATTAACTACGCTTACATCAATTGTATTTTTGCTGTTTGTAACATTTACATCAATACTTGCCATATTTTATAGATGTGTCACATCTGGTAACACGTTTAATCGGAATTCAAATAATGTTTGATCTTTTATTCCGGTTGAATAAAAATGAACATCACCATATAAATTAATAGGCGGAAAACCTTTTGTTACACTTGCCGGTATATCAAAATATACTGAACCACTTTGATATGCTGCATACGCAACAGTTGGAACAAATTGATATAATAAATTTCCATCTGGATGTGCGCGAATTTGACCGGTGCAACTCAAATTACTAAAATCATCAGTTGCAGATGAAAGATTGACTGTTTGTGTGCAAAGATAATCACCTCTAATAACTGATAGTTGAGTAGCCATTTTTAATATTTTACACTTGATTTAAAAAAAGAGACAAAAAAACCCCCATCTTGCGATGGAGGTTTAATAAAAAATATAATATTAAATTTCCTTTAATATTCGAATTGTTTTTGCGTGTTCCGGATTATTTGGATCTAAATTAAAAGCTGGATTTTGTGTTGTCATTGAAATCGTACCGCGAGAATGCTGCTTAAATTGACGCAATAATTTTTCTTTCAACTCCATTCTTGATCCACTACCGAATATGCCTAACTTCTCACACATATTTTGTAAATCTAGCATTGTCATCTCTGCTAATTTCTCTTTAAATACTTCTAAATTAGAAGTACCAAAAGGATTCATCTTTTTGATGCCTAAAATTTCTTCAAGCTCTTTTACCTTTTGAATATCAGGATCATCGTTTTTCTTACCGTCTGCTAAAATTAAATTATCTAGCTGTGATTTGTTTTCAGTAGCTTTAATTTCTGTTTTTGATTCAACCTTCTTTGTTGTATTTTTCTTGGTCTTTTTAGCCATATAAGATAATAGTAAAATAATGATATATTTAAATAAAAACTTGCGGATATAAAGCTTTCATTTTATTCACATATTCATGTATTTCCGGTCGGTTCCATTTACGACTTAATTTTGGTAAATTAAATTTATATAAAAAATCAAAAACAACAGCCGCACGAATACCGTTAATTGAAAACACCGGATATTTATTTAAACTGTAAGAAATTGAATTTTTTTTATTTCTAAAATAACAATTTGAAAATTTATCAAAAATTATTTTATGAAGCCATTCAATAATAAAAATTGAACTACTAATTACTCTAAATGCTAAAATATTTCTTTTTTTATCAAAAAAAATACATCCATCACCATCAATATATCCTATCAAATAACAAAATTTTAAATATTCATCGTTTAAATTTGGCGGCGCTAGTCTTGATGTTTTATTTGGAATTATATTATAATATTTTTGCAAATCAGCAATCCATTTAGGTTCAGATATAACCACTCGCGAATGCAAAAAAGTACCATCTCTTAGCGATGTTTTTATCGGTCCATCAAATCCTGCATCTTTTTTAAATTGCTCCAAATGTTCAATATCAGAATTTGATATTTCTAATCTGTAATTATAACAATTCAAACTATGTTTATTAATTGATGCATCAGCCGCACTAAATCCAGCCCAATAACAAGAAATGGCATTGGGAATCCAAAAATCTATATTTACATTATATTTTTTAGCAGATTTAAATGGGTTTTTTATTTTTAATTGTTTCGCTTTATTTTGACAAGAATGCGAACTACGGTTTAAAAATTTTCCAATATCTTTATAAGAATAAACTCCAGTAGAACATTTTTCTTTTAGAATATTGATTTCTGAATCAGTCCATAATTGATAGTTCATATATTATTATATATATTAAAGGTAAGTTATCTAGTTTAAAAAAAATGCAGAACACATGTTCTGCATTATGATTATATTACACTAGAAGACCCACAAGTGCCCTATTGTCAAGAACCATACGGCCCTCTTCTAATGCACCATAGTAACCAATCTTGCCTTGACGCAATGTATATTGATCATCAGCGACAAGATTGAATTCAGAACCAGTGTCAGAATCAACAGCGACAGCACGAACGAGAGAATCGCGTGATCTATCGAGACCAACGATAACTTGTTCGGTTGTTTGAATAGCTCTAGCAGTACCGCTATTAGCAGGTAAAGCGTAGTTGTCAGCATAACTTACGCCAGAAGAAACTGTGCTGAAGATTGTGTTGAACTTCTTACCAACGCCGAATTCGAGAATTTCCATGATGGAAACACCGAAGAATTCAGGAATACCAGCTTGGCTGAAGATTTGATCACGAATAGCATCAGTAGCTACGATACCGTTGTTACCACCGGTTTGATCAGCTTGATAACCAGCAGCTGTACCACCCTTAGCTAATGAACCCTTAGTGTTAATTGGGTTATAAGCCATACCACGAATTTCTTCGATGATTTCAGGTGAAACGATGAGATCAGTTAGACCACGACGAGCACCTGAAGGAGTACCACCAACGAATGAAGCGTTGATTCTCTTGATCTTGGTAAATAACTTGTTCAAGTCATTCAAAACAAATCTACCGGGAGCGGCAGCGCGGAAAACGTGATAGTTATCAGCAGCTGTAGCAGAATTACCAGTGGAAGCATTAGCGAGAGCAGTCATTAGAAGATTAGCAGAAGTTCTTTCTTGCTTGAGCATAACTTCTTGAGCTACGCGAGTGAAAGACTTGCTGACAACATCTAAACGGCTCTTAGCAGCATACTTCTTATCGAATGCGACAGCGCTGTCCAAGCGATAAGTAGCGATCTTGAGTTCAGAAGCCAAAGGTTGAACGATATTTTGAGGAAGACCACCAGCTACAGATTGGCTGTAAACTTTGATGTAATCTTCATCGAAGATATCATAATATAAATCCAAAGGAATGGAAGGATTATCTTCAGCGTTGAATTGAAGACTTGTAAACAAGTTAGAAACAGTAGGAGCATTATTGATAACTTCAGCCAAAACAGGACCAATGAATTCAGCCAAAGCTACTTGAGCTTCATAGGCTACTTCACGATTCTTGGAAGCTAATGCTTTGATTAGTTCGACTTGTTCGTCTGTTCTCTTTAAAACGATTTTCATATTATGTTAAGTTGGATATTAGACAACGTAAGATGTAACGCAGTCGATTTGAACGAGAGCATATTTTCCTGTTGTGGCACCAGCGAAATAATCGCTCTTACCATTTTGGGAAACACGTTGACCAGTAGCTAGAATTCTACCGACGATGCTTGTAGTACCAGTGATTGGTGAAACTGTAGCAGCATCTAGACCAGAAACTTTACCAGCATTAGCAGAAACAACAAGGTGATTGTTAACTGTCATGCTAGCATCGACCCAATCAATAGCTGTATCAGCTAATGTGAAAACACCGCGTGTAGCTACAGGAACAGCTTGACCAGATAGAACGGCTTGGAGTTCAGCTCTCTTAACAGGATTATAGAGAAGCTTTTCACCGTTTTCATCGGTTAGAAGTGTTTGATTGAGCGTAATACCAAGAACTGGAGAACCAGCGGTAGCCGCAGTAAAGGTGAGAGGTACAGAAGGGTATTGAGCAGCACCCAAGAAAGGATAGTCTGTCTTACCTAGTACTGTATCGTTAGTAGAGTAAGTAATTGGATCTAGATCCAAGTTACCAGCTGATACTTTGACGAATACACCGGCAGAACCGTTACCATTTGTTGATGGTGTGGAGTCTACAGTGTCGCTTGCGAACAAGTTGATAACATCATGTTCGCTATATTGTCTAAATGGATATAATCTTAGTGACATATAGTTTTAAAATTTAACTGTTATATTTTCCTTACTGAAAGCCTTGCTAAGTCTTTCTTTCCAAGAAACCTTCTCTTCAGTCGGCTCAATGCCTTGAGCGGGTATAGCAGCATCTTCAGGCTTTGCATTAGCTAAAGCGGTTTCGACTTCAACAGTTTTTTCAACTACTTCGCTTGCTACTGTTTTTACTTGTCCCATTCTCTTAGCTAGTTCGGCTTCGAGACGGTCTTGGAAAGCTTTTTCTTGATCAGCCTTGAAAGCTTTGCTCTTGTGTCTATAAACTACTGCTAGTTTATCCTTATAAGAAGCAAAAGCCTCATCAGACTTATCTAAAGCGCTAATTTCTTTAGCGAGAAATTGACGATCTACATCATCAAAATCATATTCAGTATCTAGAACATTCATTCTAGAATTAAAAAGTTCTTGAGCGGCTTGGGCGCTCATTGTGGTTTCGAGTTCATTCAATCTAGCTAATGAATCAGCTAGCTTCTTGTTATTTTCTTCAAGATCTTTCTTGAACTGTTCGGCTTGAGCGACGGCTTCGAGCTTTGCTTTTTCAGCAGAAGCGATCTCAGCTTTGATTTCGTCGTTCTTGAGTTTGATACTTTCAGCGATCTTTGCAGAAATAGAAGCAACAGCTTCTTCACTGAATTTTTCAGATTCTTGCTTTTCAGCGAGAACTGTTTTTAGCGCGGATAATATTTGGTCTAAATCCATAACTTTATTTTTGGTAATATTTACAGTATTATTTTGATTTTGTGAAAAATTATCTACTATTACTTTTTTAGGTGTATCAATTTCAATTGATTCAACGATTTCTAAAACTTCTGCTTCTGTATCTTCTTCAACTTCGTTTTCTTCTTCATTGTCAATAATAACACCTTGAACATCAGCAGCTGGATTCGTAGTAAATCCAATGCCTAATGGATAAATTCTGCCAGTTACTAATCTATAAACTGGAGTGCCATCATTTAAAGTGCCGGGACCATCAAAACCTTTTAAGAATTTCTTAAATTCTTCTATTTGATTTTGTTTAGTAATTATTTCAGCATTTTTTAGATCCAAGCTACCGATTGCAATTGCATATTCATTGAAACCAATTTCCCAGCTTGCGCTAATCTTTTGATATAATGGAGAATCAGGATTGTTAGAATTAACTAACGCATCAGCAAAATCACGATCAACTGTTTTATAAACGACAGCAGCTAAAGCAATATTGAATGGATCTAATTTTCCTTTAACATCATCTTCAAATAATAATTGATTATCACCATAAGATGAAAAAGCGGAATTAACAATATGACCAACAACTCTTGTTTTCTTATGTTCGATATTAGTAGGTTTATGAATAAAATATTTTTTAAAAGCAATTGCTGTATCGGTATTAATACCATCGCCGTTTTTATTAAAACGATTTACTACAGCAGCATTAAATGCAGCGCCAACAAGATCGATGTTTTTATCCAAATTAACACTATTAGGAATTAAACTTCTTAAACCATCTAACGAAGCAACAGACAACAAAGGATTTTGATCAAAATTTAATGAAGCCGTAACTATATTATCAAATTTTGTTTTATAACGATAAAGATCGCTTGACATATAGTAAAATATTACACGGAAAACTTAGTGCTGTGATATAATAAGCTTGCTGAATATGTATCTAATTGATGCTCGGCAGCCATTTCTTGAATAGAATTTAGTATTCCTAGTTTATCTAATGCAGTAGGATCATTTAATACAGAAGATGCAGTTTTAGGCCAATCTTTAAACTCAGTTCCAGTTATGATTGCTTCAGTTATACCTGTTACTAATTTTTTCTGTTCTGCACTTAATGATTTCTTATTATATTTCTTTTTTAGCCCCGCTTCAACTAAACCATTAAGTGTTTTTGATTCATCCATAACTTTTGCAATAGCGTTTTTAGCAAAGACAGACGCCTTAGTTGTTCCTTTTGGACGACCGGCTGTATTTGGTGTTTGATTTTTAACTGGAGCTGCGCCAGTTGGCATACCTGGAATTGGAGGTGGTATCATTGGAACACCACCAACAATTGGATTGTAATAACCTTGTTCTCTTTGTTGAACAAATTTTTGTTGAGCAGCAGCTAGTTCTTCGGAAGTAGGATAAATACCTGTTTCAATAACCTTAATACCTTCTTCTGGAGGAAGAATACCAAGTTCCATCATTCTAGTCACAACACGATTAAATTGAGTTTCATCTTTTATTGAAACTTCTTCAAATCTAGCTTTGGGACATTTACCTTTAAATCCTAGATTTTTAAATATACCTTCAATTTCTGGTTGTAGAAAATCATTTATAAAAGCGTTTCTTGATTCTTTTAATCTTTCAAAGAATACTTGAGCTTTAACAGTAGTATTAGCAAACTTTTCAGAGCCAATTAAAATATTTTGCAAACCTTCTTTAATATCTTCATTAACAATACGATATTTTTCATATCCTAATACTTTATTCATATCAGGAATAATAAATTCTGCTTTTGTTGTATAATCTGCAACAAGTACGCGACCAACTGATTGGTTATTTAACAAGCTTTGCATGGCTTTAATGTTTTTATGATTAATTCCACCTTTGCTTGGTTCAGTACCTAAAGTAATTAATAGAATTACATTCTCAATCGTTCTACAAATAGCTTGATCGATTTTTTTCATCTCAAGCTTAAAGTTAATATCATCTAAAACTGGAAAACCAAACGGAATAGAAAATGGCTCGTAATCTTGCTTTTTATAGAATGAAGCAATAACATTTGTTGGATCTAATTGAATCTTCAAACCATCACGCGCCCATTGACCATTCTTGATTTTATCTTTTGTTTGCTCATCCAATTGATCAAAGATCATTTTATCATGATCATTCTTAGGTGTTCTTAATCTTTCTAATTCGTATTCAGACAAAATCTTTTGATACAACATCTGTTTCCATGAGCTTGTTCTATTTACAGTAACATAATATGGATTTAATAATGTATAAGAAACAGGTATTTGATTTTTTACATCGTAATTACTTGGATAAGGTAATAATGAAACATCTGTTGTATAAGATTGACCATCGTATGTAGCATAAGATTCTAAAATCTTTTGAAAATCATTTATATCAAACTTAGCGTTTATTTTATAAAAGAAAACATTACCACTTCTGTAATATTCGCGGAAATACTGATCTTTAATTCCCCAAATCTTTATATACTTCATCCATTTTGTGAAAAAGTCTCTTGCTTTTTGGCTTCCACCTTCTAAATATATTTCAGCGTTAGCAAACTCAGACATAATATCAACAGCGTTTCTGAAAATAGCTACATTTGCATAAGCTTTTTGACATAATTCAATTGCATCGCGAATATTATAACCATTAATAGAAGTTTCGAAAGGCAATAAACCTTCTCGAATATTACCATAACGATAAATTTTTGGCCCTACATAAGCTAAATTACGACGAATACCTGTAGGATTATCTGTATTTTGTGATCTTTCGTAAGAAGCTTTAGCATCATGATTATAAAAGGGCTCACCAACCAAAGTAGGTTCAGAATAATCTCTAATTAAATCTTCTAATGGAGCCGATTGATCTTCTGTTCCTTTAGAAAATTTGCTCCAATATTCTGACTTCTTTGTATATTTACGGCTCATGGTATAAATAGTTACACATTGTAACTTTAAAAGTGACTTTTAAACATTAATTTTATGCAATAAATAACGGCTCAAAAGTTTCCATAACATTATCGACTTGAGTATTTTCCATATCAAAATAAATTTTTGCTAACCAATTACCTAATACTAAAGCTGAATAACTATCTTTTCTAGGTTTATCTGGACCTGTTTTACGTTTTAAATTAGCTGGTAAATCAAAATTCTGTAAACCTTGAGCAGAAGTAGTAATTTGTATTAGTGCGCATTCTGTTTTAGTTAACAAAATCATATCAGTTAAATGCTCAACAAAATCAATCATTTTAGCTTCTTCGTTTTCTTTTTCTGAATCTAATGAATTAGAAAATTTTAAATTAGTAATGCCAATTCTTCTTTTAGTTTGCGCTCTGAAATTGTCATCAATTGCTCTGCTGCCAAAGAAAATACGACGATGATCAAAATTAGCTTGTAACATTTCATTCGCTAAACGTATCCAAGAAGAAGTTGGCTTTCTTAAAAATACATACTTATATTCTGATTTGTTATATTCCATTTTAGCAGAAAACAAGTTTTGGGCATATTCTTCAGGCCGCTCAAATTCTGTTGTAATTGATTTTAGATTAATTTTAGCGTCTTTGAAAAGTTCACTTTCATTGCAAGAATTCATAAACTGAACGCCACCGTTATAATCCATACATATTGCAACAACATTGAAGTTTTGAAGTATATATAAAAAGTATTTAATATGGTCTTTTAATGATGAACCAGATAAAGCATAAGAATGGACAAGAGTTGATATTTGTTTTTCTCTATTTATCTTTAATACTTGAATCGCGAAATCGTCAGAAGATTCGGTTTCTGACCAAGAAGGGTCAACAGAAACTATATATTCATCTTCTGCATGACCCGCTACTTCAATTGACGGCAATTCACCATCAGGTATAGTACAAAGAGCCATTTTAGAAATTTTAAAATAACCAGAACTATCATCTGTAAATTGTGCTCCGAATTCTCTTAAAAACTGAGATTCACTCATCGTTGCTTTCGCTTGATTGATCAAATTTTGATCATATAATTGTGTCGGCGCACAATCATAAGAAAACTGCATAACACAACGTCTAGTAGTATCTTTTGTTTTTGGATTAAAAATTAAATTTTCATACTGCTCATACAACTTATATAAATATTCAAATTTAAAAGATGCAGAAGATAATGCAATTAATTTATTATTAGGCCACTGATATCGATCTTCTTCTTTCATCTCGTCTTTTTCAATCAATTGTGTTTCGAGATTATAAAGCTCTTCTCTTTGTGTTGGATTTTGCACAACGGACAAGAACGGAACAATAACTTCATTATAAATACGTTCTGGCATCAATAAAAACTCGTCAATGATAATACGATGAAAGCGAAAACCGCGAAGCTTTTCACCATCGCCTAAAGGTAATGCTCGTATTCTGCTTTTACCGATTTCCATTACCCATTCATCATTACTTTTAGATACATGAGTAATACATTGTTTTAATAAATAAGCTTCTGGTTTTGCAGCAATATCTTCAATCTTTTTAAATATCATTTTAGACTGACGAAAACTGCGGCTCAAAATTCCTATCTCAACACCTTGATTAAATATCGCATCTAATGCTGCAAATATGCCACACGTATATGAATTATGATTTATAAATCCATCTGACATATAGCAATGTTCATTTGCTACTTGCAAATCTACGGTCTCATTAAGAGATTCTTCTTTTATTTTTACAAAATCAAAAAATAGATTTTCATCTAATAAATTATTTATTTTGTTTGAAGTTTCTAAATCAACAAAGTTTGCTAGATTTTTAGCAAGAGTCCGATTTGTTTTTTTTCTAAATGGCAATTTGATCTGCTGATTTTTATTTTTTTTGCAAATTGATTTTTTATTATATTTTGAAATTAAATATTCTCCAATAAAAGGAATCGTATTAGAAAATTGCCCATCAATATATTTTGCGGCATTAATTATATTTAATTTTTCTTGTTTTCTATTTATTAAAAAACCAATAGAATCCTTAAATATTTTTATATTTTCATAAGTGCTTAATAAGATTGTCCAAGCTTTATTGCAAATATATTTTTTTCCTGAAAAATTAGACTCACCACCTTTAAAAGAAATTTTTGTAGTTGAATCTATTCCAAATATTAAAAGCAAAGTTCTGACTTGTTTAATTAATTCATAAGACGTACTCGTAAAACCAATCTTTGCGCCATTAGAATTTCTACGTTTAGCTGATATTGAAGCGTAACCATCTGTATCAAATAAACCTTTTAATAGATTTGATGCGCTATCTTTCGAACAGTTTAAAAGTTTATAAGGAATTATTTTATTAACTGCTTTTTTTCCTACTTCAAAACCACAAAATTCAAGAAATTTTTGCAAAGACTTATTAGAAATAGTAAAGCTTTGGGCTTTATTGTTCTTTTTTTGATAAATTTTTAAATTAAGATTTAATTTATCACAAAAGTACATTAAGAAATTTTTTATTTCTATATCTTCGCTTGTGATTTGAATTATTTTATTTGTAAAACAGCCATCACCAATAAAAATTCCAAAAAAGTAATACCAATCTTTTAACGATATTTTTAGTGGATCAATTACAACTTGATCAAATCTTTCTTTTTCAATAGAAAATCCTGCGAATATATTGATTTGATTACTGAAAAAACCATTCTTACGCATTATAATACAATCTCCAATTGAAAGATCTTTAGCAAACTTCCATTCTTGTTCTAGATTTTTATTCAATATCAAAATTCTGTGATAATCTAGACCCTCAGATTCATAACCTTTATCTGTTGTTATCTTATATGTCTTTTGCTTTTTATTAACAGTTTTACCTTCCACTAATTGCATAGAATTTTTAGCAAGAACATAATCTCCAATTTGAACATCTATTGCTTTTTTAATTCCGTTATTTGTAAAAATTAAAGAATTTTTATTAGTACATTTACTTAAACCACGACTCCATACCGCCAAAAAATAATCGCTTTCCAACATGCCTTTAATAGCCATATGTTGAAAAGGAAATAATTTAACTCCAGTAATCAAATCAGTTGAGAATGTAATATTGTTTCTTAAAAACTGATAAAATAACAACTTAGCTTCTTTTTCTTCCATGAATCCTTCTTTTTGAAGAAGTTCTTCATTCGAAATTAAATAATTTTTTTTATTTTTTTGGCTCCCACATTCCCAGCTCATAGTCTAAAAAATATTGTATGTCTACTTGCCATAACTTATTACCATGATATAAAAGTTTCGGTATAATATCTAAAGATTTTTCGCGATTACCTGTAAATATGAATTGAATATGTCTAGCATATTTATGAGTTAAATAACGCATATTGTGAAAAACATATTCTAAACTAGTTCTGCGATTATATTTTTTATGATTGTATTTAATATCATTTATAGTAGATTCGATAACTACAAATAAATAACTATTTAATCCTACTGCTTTTTCTATCTCTCTTTCAAATCTACTTAATCCAGAAGCCATTGTTCCTAGAAAATCAGATTCACTTTTTCTATCAACAAAAGTATAACTATATGTATTATTTTCTAATAAATAATCGCCAACATATAATTTTTCAATACGCGAATTAGCAAATTCTAATGGCATTTGTTCTCTAGTATCAATTAAAATAGTCGCATTCTGCAAATCAACATTATTAAAATCTGATATTATATTTTTATTAAATACTGGTTCTTTATTCAATTCTTTGCAAAATGTATTATATGAACCGAAATGTTTTTTTATTATATTAATTGGTGGCAATGCTAATGTTTTAATTTCGTTATGAAATGGCGCATAAGAGTAATTCTTTTCTTTAATACGTTCAGAAATTATTTCTAAACATTTAGATTTAACAATTTCTTGAGGCTGAGATCTCTCCCATTGCAAAAATTCATTTAAATCAATGAATTCTGTCTTGAAATAATCTTTTTTATTTAAATAAGGTATTTGTCTTTTATAAAACAGAGAATACCTCGGATAATGAGTACAATAATATTCTGCTTGATATATATTGTGTTTTTTTAAATGCGCGTGAAATGATTTATCATTATCAAACTTTTCATTACATATTTTACATTCTGTCATATAGCATCTTCTTTAGAAATGCCTAAAATTCTAGCTTTCCAAGAAGACATATTTTCGAGTTTATTCGCTTCTTCTTTAATAACTTGTTTTTGCATTTCAGCTATTTTAATCATCATCTTTCTCTCATTTTCATCTTGAAATAATTCTACAAGATTAATGATAGAAGCATTTTTTTGTTGATGTTGTTCAACTCTTCTTGAACGTTCGCCGTTAAGCTTTTGAATAGATTTATCTATGCGTTGTGCGCATTGATTATATTCTTCGCTAATGGTCTTTAGAATTTCAGTTAAACGAATTGTAAGATCTTTTTGATCTTGAGTATCGTTAAACATTTCATTAACTTTATTTTTCTTAATATCTATTTGTCGCAAATTAATATAATCCATGCAAACATTAATATATAAATTAATTTCATCAATTGTTAAATCAGGTTTATCCCATACCGATCTTACGAATTCTGCCTCAAACAATTCCTTATCTGTGGAGCTGGTATAAGAATCATAATTACCAACAAAGCGCGGACTAGCTAAATAAGTCAATAATTTATCCATATACTTTCTATGCTGCAAAGAAAGTTTCTCTTCACTTAAGTCTTGACCGCACCATCTATTTACTTTATTAATAACTGTTTTAATAGAACGCGGCACAGAATAGCGCTCATTAACACCTGATTCGTTATCTACTAAAAACTCAGGATATTTTTCTTTTACATATTTATGAACAGCGCGATATTCTGGAGTAATAAATATATTTAAATTTTGAACTCCTTGAAACTTTTCATTAAATAAAAGTTCTGTAATTTGTTTTGGAGTTATTCCTGTTTTTATATTCTGATCAATGAACTCATATTGAGTAGAACTAAGAATATCAGTTGTTACTGCTTTAGGTTTATCTTTTTTACCTGCAAGAAATCCACTGTTTACTAAATAATCTCTCACTTCTTTTGCTTCTTTAGATCGACCAGTTAGATCCTGTCGATTATGAAGCATGTTTGCGATTAAAACATAATCATTATATCCTTGTTCAATTTTTTGTGCGATAAATTTAGTTTGTTCTTCGTTTAACATATTATTCGTTAAATATATCGTTTTCCCCTAAAAGAGATTGGGCTTTTAAAAACAACATCTTTTTTAAATTTTTTATTTGCTTATAACCCGCTTTTCTTCCTTTTTCTGAAGTTTTAAATTTTAGTATTTTAGCGACTTGATCATCAGTTAAATTATCAATAAAAAACATTTTATAAATAAAAAAATGTTTATCGCTAAGATGATTTTTCATAAGATCATGCAATTTATATTCAGCATCTAAATAATCATGATCTCTTGTAGATTCAAAAGCAAAATGATAATTTTTATGATTTTCTAAACTAACTGTCATTTTTACATCATATGCGCTTTTCTTAACTTTTTCCCATTTAGCATATAATGGGCATTCATCACACTGTTTTCTGCTTTTTGTAAAACCACATGAAAATTCATCTCCTGATTCGCCGCCGATATTTTGATTAAATGGACAAGATAAACAAGGACGTGCAAAAGATGTATAATTATTACGTATTATATTTTTGATTTGATTAGTAACTATACGATTAATCCAAGGTTCAATAGGTCTAGATTGATCCCATAAATGCCATTTTCTATATATATGCAATTTAATAATTTGCTCAATATCTTCAAAGTCAAACCAAGTGATTGCTTTTAGCTTCCATTTGTTTCGGCGTTTCTTGATGACTTTATCAATTGTTTCATACATTTCCTCAAATTTTTTTTTATTGCTGCGTTTCATCTATGTCTTTGGGATTTCTAGAAGGCCGACATTCAGATAATGACTGTTTAAGATATTCTTCCCTAGAAGGTATTTTAAAATCACTATTAAGATTATAATTCATGCGTTCAGAGGAAGGTGGAACGCTTATAATTTCTGAAACAGAATATTTACTTTTTGATTTTTCTATTTCATAACTTAATCTATTTGGTTTAACAAATGTTGTTGGCAAACCATCTTCATCGTATTCAGGTGAACGAACTGAAGGTTTCTTGATTTGCTGTTGATTACTATGCAAAGCAGAAGCGCCAATTTGATTGCCACAATTGAAACAAAACTTAGCGCCCAAATTATTTTTAGTACCACAACTGGTACAATAAATATTTCCCATACACCTATTATATTAGTGTATAGGTGGTTTATCTAATTTCTTTAATGTATGTATAATATATTTCAATATTTCACTACGCAAAATATCTTCTTCATTAAATTCAAAACAAAAAATACCTTTATCACGACTTTCATCATTATTAAAGATATCATATATTTTCATGAAACCTGATTTATTTCCAACATCAGATTGCATAGAATCGCCGCAAATAAACATTTTTGTATTTTCACCGATACGTGTTATCGCTGTTATTAATTCTTTAGTTGAAAAATTTTGACATTCATCAATCAGAACAATCATATCTTTCCAAGTAGCGCCTCTAAGAAAATTAACAGGTAAAGCTTCAATTAGTTTTTGCTGCTCAAGATATTTTGTTTGATTTAAAGGAATCAACTCATCCAATTTATCATATAAAGGTATCATAAATGGATTAAACTTTTCATCAACAGTTCCAGGTAAAGCTCCTAATGCTCTTTCTCCAGATTCAGCTATTGTACGAATATATTTAATTTCAGAATGTGCTCCAGTATTAAATAAGTGAAGAGCACAATAAACACTAATGAAACTTTTAGCCGATCCTGCGGGTCCATTTATAAATATTATTTTTGTATTTTTATCGAATGCCTTTGTTACGATGTTTTTTTGTTTTTCTGTTAATTTGAAATCTTTGATGTTTAATTTTATATGCTTGAAGAAATTATCTTCTACGCTTTCATCGATTTCGTGTTTGATATGTTTTTTCTTTTTTTTACTAGACATACTTCAGTAATGTTTACACTATAAATGTGATATTTCACTGCTTAAGTATACCTTATTCACCAACTTGTAAAGAATATTCGTTATGCGCATTTGTTCAAAAAGTTTATAAATTTTGCGATGAAATGACAAAGCGTGGTCATACTGTATATCATTATGGTCATAAAGATTCTAAAGTTAATTGCACTGAACATATAACTGTTACAGATAATGAAATTTTAAAAGATACATATGGCGATCTTAACGCTTGGAAAACAAAAGGTTATGATCAACATGTCAATAATAAAGCTTTTGATATTTTTAATGATAATTGCGTACAAGAAATAAATAAAAGATTAAAATCTAAGAATGAATTTATTTTAGCATGGTTTGGTTTCGGTCATGAAAAATGTGTTAAAAATTTTTATGATAAAGCTATAGTAGTTGAACCAAGTATTGGTTATGATAGCATGTTTGCACCGGTTAAAATTTTTGAAACAAAAAGCCAATTACATAAACTCCACGGAAATCAAAACACATTAGTGAATTTCGGAAAAGAATTTGTTATTTATCCTGGTTTTAATAAAAATGATTTTGAATACAAAGCGCAAAAATCTAATACCGCGCTATTTCTTGGAAGAATAATAAAAGAAAAGGGTGCACGTTTAGTTTATGATATTTATAATCATATTAAGCAAGATATTATTTTTGCAGGCCCGAATATATTAAATTTAAAAGATACAAAATATTGTAAATTTATTGGTTTTGTTGAACCAGAACAAAGAAAAAAACTATTAAGCGATGCTAAATGCTTAGTAGCTCCTAGTTTATTTATAGAACCGTGTAACTGGACTGTAATCGAAGCGCAGTTTTCTGGAACACCTACAGTAACAACGGACTTTGGCGGTTTTACAGAAACAGTTGTACAAAATAAAACAGGCTATAGATGTTTTAGTCCTAAAAACTTAATCGATGCAATTTTAAATATACAAAATATTTCTCCAAATGATTGCTATCTTAATGCAATAAATAAATACACAATTGAAAAACAATGCGATGACTACGAGATAGTTTTTAAAAATTTAATTCACTAAACCATTTATTATTATCTCGTTATAATAATCTTTTATATTCCAAAAGTTTTCAGTAATATCTACTCCATCTAGTGAAAAAAGTTTAAAAGTGATATCTTTATCATTTTTCATTCTTTCTAAAGTTTTATAAACTTCATGTCTTGGAAAGTAATCGCCAAGGAAATGAATTTCTCCTGAAAATTTTCTAACTGATTTCTTAAATAAATTATAATTATTATTTAAAATCAGTCTTTCATAAGCTTCAATATCAAATTTTAGAAAATCAATTTTTTTATTTATAAGAGAAATTAGATTTTCAAATGTTATAGATGAAACTTTTTGAATAGCATTTTCATGAAAAATAGATTTAAAATTTTGCACATCTAACTTATCAGATAAGAAAGCATTCATTATAATAGGCTTGTCGTTATTTGATAAATTAGAAACAAAATCATTAATACAATCAACACTCGCATCAATACCTAGATAAGTTATATTCTTATTTTTATTTTTAAGATATAAATAACCTTTAGAACATCCTAGATCAACTACAAAATCATTTTCTTCAATTTTTTGATACAGTTCATATTGGTTATGCAAAAATATTTCATTGAATACAAAAGAATCAAGATTTTTATAATTTGCTACATCAGCACCATCATAAATTATATTATCAATTTGTTTTTTAACGTCAGCAAAATATATATTTTTTGAACACTCAAATTGACGATCTGTATTTTGATGTCTCGGACACCAATTCCAATCTCCTTTGTTGAACTGGTAATTAGTATCATTCCAGCAACCATTACATACATTTAAATTAGTAACTCTATATGGAGTATTAAATTCAGTAAAAGCTTTACTGAAACCATTAATCATAATTACTTTTTTGCCCAAAGCCCAAGCTAACCAACTAATACCAGAACCTAGACCAATATAAAAATCACAATAATTTAAATAATCTAAACAATCATTTAATGTATTTGTTTTTGGATGTATAACGTTATTTAACCCTTTCAAATCCATATAATTCAACGGTTCTTTTTGAATTACAACAACTTGATATCCTTTTTGATTCAAATAATCTACAGTTTGCTGCCAACCATCAGAATTTTGCCAATGTTTAAGAGCAGCAGTTGAAGCTGTAGTAATACAAACATATTTACCATCAATTTTTCTAGTGGCTTTAGATGTATCAATTTTAGGTTTTATTTCTTTATATTCTAAACCTAATATTTCCGCTGCTACTTGTTGTAGATTTTGCGTTCTATTATCTTTTGGAGTAGAACTAAAATCATTTGAATCAAAATAACCCAATTTGTAAGTAGCATAATAAGATGTATTTATAACACCATAATTTTTGAAATTAATTAAAGGATATTCATTTGCAAATAAATCTTTATTAGGGGTATAAAAATCAAGTAAACAATCATGCTTTTTTCTGAACTCTTCAACATAAGGCATCCAAGCAATCAAATCACCCAAAGATGGCGACTCATTAATTATACAAACTCTTTTATATTTTAGATTTATACTATTTTCGTAAACTAGTTTTGAATCGCTACTAACCTTAACACGCCAATCAATAAAATATTTAATATTTGGCATTGTCCACATATTGTTTGTGATGTTAGATTCATAAATTAATTTACCATCAGTCTTATTGAAAAATTGAACAGTATAATTTGTATTATCGTTTCCTGATATTTCTAATTTGCAACCGTTATTATAATCAAGCTTAAATATATTGCTATGAATTTTATAGTCTATATGTTTAACATCAGTGTTTTTATAAATGTCAATCAGTTGATCTTTCATTTTATATTCTTTATTATAATGAGATAATAATTGTAAAATTATGTTAGTCCATGATTTTTTATGAATATTTTCTTTTATTTTTTCACAATAAAAATCATAATTAGTTATAACATCACAAATTGCTGAAACAATATGATCAACATTTCTTTCAATTCTTGTTAAACCTATTAATTCGTTATTTTTTTCAAAAGTTGATAGAACAGGTAGTCCACAAGATAATGCTTCTAACAATGTTAAATTAGGGTGACCGGCTTCTAAAATAGATGGACTTAAAAATATTGTATGAGATTGATATAATTCAATTAAATCATTTTCATTCAAATCATAAATTATATTTAATTTATCATAGTTACAATTATAGCGTTCAAAGAATTTTTTGTTATTCGACGGACCAGCAACTGTAATTGGCAAATTTAATTTTTGTGCTGCTTCAATAGCAAAACTAAAACCTTTTCTATCTTCAGATGCGTCATGAATAAATCCATTATTTGCGACACATAATAATTTATGATCCTTGAATTTATTATCTACATTTTTAAAAACCTCAGTGTTTACACCATGACTTAAATAATTTAAATTTGGTAAATCAAAATATTCAACTAAATATTTAGCCGGAACAAATGATTTAACTGAATACTTTATTGCTTCATAGTTTTCTTTGAAACAAAAAGAATCTTTTCCATATAAATATGCATGATGATCATGACAAGTAAAATAATATGGTATATTTCTGCTTTTAGCAAGCAATGCTAAATTAGCCATGTGAATATGTATAATATCACCTTCTTTATAAACTAAATCATCTAAATAAACGATTTGCGAATCAAAACCTAACTTTAATAATGATTGATGATACTCCCAAATTATTTTCTCTGTAGCGCCCCAACCATTTGGAGGTATAGGTAAAAGCCCTGTATGAATATTAAAAATTCTAGGCATATTCATTTCTTTATTTTTTAAATAAATAATGCATTTCTCTATCTCGCTAACAGATTTACAACCGTGAAAAAATTTAATATCATTTTTATCGCTTGGAATAACATGCCACGGGCAATTTTTTACAAAATGAGATTTATTTTCAGCCTTATAAAAATCATCTATATCAGTAATCGATCCAACATTATAATAACTTAGAGGCAATTGTTTTTTAGCGTTAATCTGCCATAATTTTAAATTTAATATTGTTTCATCATGATATGGAGCATATAAAACATGATTTTCAATTATTCTTTTATCAGCAGCCAATTTTTGGCAATCCATAAAAAAATCTTTACAAGATGTATTAAATAAAAAATAACCACTTTGTACATAATGCATGGATCTATTTTTTATATTCAACATATCCATTGATTCTCTCTCTAAAACATCAGCGGTAAATGGATCTCCTTTTCCATTCCACATCATATATTCAAAAACCCCTTTAGTTGCTAAAGGGTAATTTTCTATTTCACTCAAATAAGAAAAAACTTCATCAACATTTTTTCTTACAATTGAATCACAATCAATAAAAAATCCTTCTTCTAAACCATTTGATAAAGCATTTAAAACAATATCAAATTTTTTTACTAATGCGTGATAAGTATTGACATCTTCTCTATTAACAATACCAATATTGTTTAAATCTTTTGCGTTTTTAACAAAATGTGGATTTTCTAATTTATAATTAACTCTCTTTGCAATAATGTTTTTCAAATCAGTTTTTAGATCAAAATTATAAGTATATATTATTATTTTATTATTAGAAAATAATGACAATGTTTCAGCAAGTTTAATAGCCAAGTCAGCATATATTTCATTGGCGAAAGTTATATAAGCGCGTTTAGGAAATTTCATTATTTAAATGAGCGTAAAAAAATCCTGTTTCATTTAAAAATTTTGGATCTTCAATATTTATTATTTTATAATTTAATTTAGTAAATCTGTTGACTATATCAAATACATTCTTTTTGTTACCTAAATGATATTCAATAATGTATCTAGGACATTTTACAATTTCTTGATCACGCAGACCAGCTATTACTTCATATTCTGCACCTTCAATATCTATTTTAATTAAATCAATGTTTTTTATATTTTCTGAAGTATAAAAACTATTTAATGTGATTACGTCAACTTCTTCTTCTGTAACATTATTACCAGTATATTCATGAGCTTCTTTCATGAAGCCGCTAATCGTAGAATTATCTTGAACGCTCTTAATTTTTAATTTTCCATTTGTATTAAATATAGCTTTTTTAATTAATGTAAATTTATCATTATTACCGAGAACTTTAGATAACTGATCGAAAGCTTTTCGAGTTGGCTCAAAAGCGTAGATTTTTTTACTGCCTCGATTAGCCATGTATAAGCTAAATAATCCAACATTAGCACCAATGTCTAAAACAGTATTTAAATTGTCTATTTGTAAATGACCATATATATTTTCATAAAACATTTGCTTATAATTTATATACAAACAATCAAATGGACTAAAATTAACATTCAAAACAACCGGCATATAATTCAAATCTTTTACTTTAATTTTCTTCTTACCGAGTAAATTTTTATTCAAATCATAAAATTCAATCAAAAAAGTGCTAAAAAATGTTTCAGAACTAAAATCTTTATTACCATTAGGCACAATATACCATGATTTAGCTTCTGTAAAATCTACTTCACAATGATACATTGGTATATTTGTAAAACAATCTTTAATAGAAACTAAATATTTGGTCTTAGGACCATAATTTGTTAATTCAAATTTATTCGGAGCCGTAAAAACTATATCAATCGGTAATTCTTTTGTATAAAAACCTTTTATCATTGATAAATTGTGATCAAAATTATCAGATAAATATGTTATATTTTTATATTCATCATACATTCCACAATATACCGGCAAATTATACATCAAAATAGGCATTCTCCAACCAATCGCTTCTCTTAATACTAAAGGATTTGTTTCTTTATCATGAGCTGTGCCTTTTGATGTGAAGAGAAATATATCCATAGCATTATAAAATGTGTCAACATCTTTTCTTTCTCCCCACCATTTGCAGTTTGATGGAAAATCTTTCATCAATGGTTCCCAATATTCTCTAAAATTATCAGCTTGATTACCGACAAAATGAAACTGCACCGGTTCGTTCAATAATTCTTTTGCGTATTGAATGATTTCTTTTTGATTTTTACGTGAAGTAAATAAACCAACGTTTAAGAAATGTACTTTATTAACATCTAAGCCTAAATTTTTTAAAGCTTCTGTGCGGTCTGTTTTTATTTTATATTCTATAGGATACAAAACAACATCTGATGGTATATTTAATGGCGCAAACATTTGTTTTTGATATTCGCTTACAAATACAAAACGATCAGGGTAAAAACATTTATTTTGTATTTCAAAACTACTATCATGAGATGTTTCAATAATCTTATATCGGCGGTTCTTATTGTATATGTTTTTTGCTATATCATGATTGCAAAAGTACTCTGGCATTTCTTCAAAATGTACAATGTCAGGATTGATAGAATTAATATGATTCATCAATTCTGCTTTATTTTCACCAAGTGTTATTAGTTTATTACCTAATATTTCTTTAATTTGATTTCGTTGTACTACGAGAACGCCGCCTGTTATATCTGAATACTCAATGCAATATATATCACAATCATTTTTTAGTTCTTGTATTTTTTTGAGTAAATATTGCGGACCGCCACCGGTTGACAAGTGCGGAGTAATAAATAATACTTTGAATTGATGATTTGACATTATAGATTAGCTTCTTTTTTAATAAATTGTTTGATCATTGTAGTAAAAAACTTCTCGAATCCAAGTTTTTTTATACATTCGCTTATTTTTTTCGATGCAACCATTTTACCCACGATCTCACCTTCTATATATTCATAATCTTCCTCACCGCAATCGCAGAAAATATGTGGATTTTCTACCTCCATAACAAGAACTTCGATGCTTGTTATGTCTTCTTTAAAATCTGAGAAGTTGATTTTTGTCTTATAAACGCCTTCTTCGTCGGGTATTGCAGCCATTTTAGTACCACGACCGTCTTTATATATCAATATATAGTTCATTTAATATATACTATTATATGATATACAAATATACTTAACAACTTAATCTTTATGTAATTTTATATATTGTATAGCGTTATCTAGTATAAATAGATCATCTTTAAAACAACCTAAACCACGATTACAAGTATGACATATATAACCTCTAAATTTGCCTGTTTTACTGTCGTGATCTAATACCCACGGGCCATTATTTTTATTGCCTTCTGAAGCGCATTCTTCAGCATTTCGATGGCATATGAGACATTTATAATCGGGATCAACAGGTGCGGGGTTCTGTGATTTCAACTCTTTTCTTATTTTTACTTGTGCTTTTTCACATGTTCTACATTTAGATCTTTTATAATTGCCGCCCGATGCATACGAGAACTCGCACAGGTGCAAAGCACGGTGGCATGAAGTACACACTTTTAATTCAATAAACGCTTTTACATATATATCTAAAAAATTAAAATTCACTGTAAGTCGGCGGCTATTATATTATTCTACTTTCTTTTTGCAAGATAAAAAACAAGGGTTGGAACAAATTGTGTCGTATTTTTTTTGACTTTAACAAAGGAGATAATAGAAAATGTAGATATATATTTTTAAAAAAAGGGGGAGGGGTATATATATGTATGTTTTATTATATATGTTTATATATCATAGGACATATAAATAGAGGAATTGAATGAAATTGGATAAAATGGATTAGAGATTGAGGAAAACCTCCCCCCACCGCAACGCGAAACAAGCAAGTCAAAAATTTTTTGAAAATTGGGGGGGTTGGCACGATCCTTGCTCTCAGCAGAGTGAACGCTGTCCAGGAATCGAAAAAATCTGCACAGAAGTTGTTGACGGATCGGCATCCCTCCTGTAGGCTATAGCCACAATGAATCACGACAAGAGCCTCTTCGAAAAAGTCAGCGACACCATCGTTATCTTCACCGTGACGGTCTTCTACTGCATCCCTTTCTTCGGCATGGGCTACGGTATCGGCACCGGAATCTTCGGCTGAAAATCTGCACAGAAGTTGTTGACACCCTGAACCTCAACCTGTAAGCTGTAAGCACAATGAAACACGAAATGACAGTGACTCTGAACAACATCCGCGTTGGCGACATCATTCCTGCCGGTTCCTTTGGCATGGGATTCGATGACGTGACGGTTACCGAGATCGGTCCTGACGAGGACTATGGAAACATGATGCGGATCGTGGTTGTCGGCCCGAAGGGTCGGAGCATCTACTGCCGATCCTTCGGCGGTCGTGATATCACCGTGGTCCGCAACTGAAAAGACCGGTTGACACCTTCAACTTCAACCTGTAAGCTGTAGGCACAATGAACAACGAACTTCTCGATCCTCAGTCTGAAGTCCAATCGCTCGCCGTTGTCTCAACGGAAGAGCTTCCCGGCTACGCGGAGTGGCTTGCCGAGTGTGAGGCTCAACTGGATCCCGATTGGATCTCAAGCTGGGCTAAACACTTGGGCGAATACTGAAAACAATCTTCGTGCCAAGTGAAGCTTGGCATGAAACTTGCTGTGGGGCCCCTCCTTCTGTAAGTCCTTGATACTGAGGGACTTACAGAAGCGGAGGTCCCCTAGCAACTATCGTGCCAACACTGATTTTCCAGGCGATTGGCATGAAACTTGTTTCCTGAAAAATCTGCACAGAAGTTGTTGACGGATCGGCGTCCGTCCCGTAGGCTATAGCCACAATGAAACGCAACGCTACCTACGCTGAACTGAACGCTGACTTCACTTGGACCGACTGCACTGGTGAGAAGATCGTTACCCCCAAGGGCACGAAGATCGAAGTGCGGGCGAGCTTCAAGGGAATGTCGATGCTGCACAAGGGCGACAAGTTCCACCCTGCTGGTGTCATGATCTGGATGGGACGAGATCTTCATCCGATCATTCCTCTTGACAAGATCGCGAACTTCACAATGAACGGTGAAGACGTGACTGCTCGATGGGCGAACGCCATCCTGAAATAACTGCACAGAAGTTGTTGACGGATCGGCATCCCTCCTGTAGGCTATAGCCACAATGAATCACGACAAGAGCCTCTTCGAAAAAGTCAGCGACACCATCGTTATCTTCACCGTGACGGTCTTCTACTGCATCCCTTTCTTCGGCATGGGCTACGGTATCGGCACCGGAATCTTCGGCTGAAAATCTCCAAATAGCGGATCCTTGGCATGGGTCTTGCTATGGGGCCCCTCCTTGCGTAAGTCGTTGATTCTGAGGGACTTACAGAAGGTGGGGCCCCGTAGCAATCTTCGTGCCAACTTGATCTTGGCATAACTTCTGCTCCCCCAGCAACCTTCGTGCCAAGAGCGATTGTCCAGGCGATTGGCATGAAACTTGTTTCCTGAAAAATCTGCACAGAAGTTGTTGACGGATCGGCGTCCGTCCCGTAGGCTATAGCCACAATGAAACGCAACGCTACCTACGCTGAACTGAACGCTGACTTCACTTGGACCGACTGCACTGGTGAGAAGATCGTTACCCCCAAGGGCACGAAGATCGAAGTGCGGGCGAGCTTCAAGGGAATGTCGATGCTGCACAAGGGCGACAAGTTCCACCCTGCTGGTGTCATGATCTGGATGGGACGAGATCTTCATCCGATCATTCCTCTTGACAAGATCGCGAACTTCACGATGAACGGTGAAGATGTGACTGCTGGGTGGGTCAACGCAATCTTGAAATAACTGCACAGAAGTTGTTGACGGATCGGCATCCCTCCTGTAGGCTATAGCCACAATGAATATGGAAAACAAAAACATGATCAAGGTTGACGGTGACATCGATGGTTGCGACATGATCGACATGCTCGAAGAACAAGACTATCGGAACATGAACTCTTCTGAAGCTTCCCCTTCTTACTTGTGGTGCCATGATCAAGAGAAAGGTGAGCAGGAAGGTTTCTTCAAAAACTGAACGAAACTTGTTGACGAATCAGCGCCCACCCTCTAGGCTGTAGCCACAATGAATCACGACAAGAGCCTCCTCGAAAAAGTCAGCGACACCATCGTTATCTTCACCGTGACGGTCTTCTACTGCATCCCATTCTTCGGCGTGGGCTACGGTATCGGCACCGGAATCTTCGGCTGAAAATCTCCAAATAGCGGATCCTTGGCATGGGTCTTGCTATGGGGCCCCTCCTTGCGTAAGTCGTTGATTCTGAGGGACTTACAGAAGGTGGGGCCCCGTAGCAATCTTCGTGCCAACTTGATCTTGGCATAACTTCTGCTCCCCCAGCAACCTTCGTGCCAAGAGCGATTGTCCAGGCGATTGGCATGAAACTTGTTTCCTGAAAAATCTGCACAGAAGTTGTTGACGGATCGGCATCCCTCCTGTAAGCTGTAGGCACAATGAACAACGAACTTCTCGATCCGCAGTCTGAAGTCCAATCGCTCACCGTTGTCTCAACGGAGGAAATTGAGAGCAACGACAAGTGGTTTGCCGAGTGTGATGCAGAACGAGACGAATGGGAGTGGGAAGATCTTCAGCAAATGGCCGAAGACTAAGAGCAACTCCCGTGCCAAGTGGCACATTTTTTTTGGGGCCCCTCCTTGCGTAAGTCGTTGATACTGAGGGACTTACAGAAGGTGGGGCCCCGTAGCAATCTTCGTGCCAACTCGATGTTGGCATGACTTCTGCTCCCCCAGCAACCTTCGTGCCAAGAGCTATTCTCCAGGCGATTGGCATGAAACTTGTTTCCTGAAAAATCTGCACAGAAGTTGTTGACGGATCAGCGTCCGTCCTGTAGGCTATAGCCACAATGAAAACACAATACGTCACCTTCACGAACAAGTCAGGAGACCGCCTCACGATCCCCACTCGCGTCTCCTTTTCCAAGTCTGGGCAGCCGCTCTCGGCTTACCCTCAAGGTTTGAAAGCTGACGATATGTGGCACTATACAATGGCAGTTCAATCTCAAATTGGATTTGTTACTGTTCGTTGGGGCTGATACTTAATTCTCTTTCAATAACAACATAACAATACAACACAATATGGACAACAAACCTCAATATCTTATCAATCCTGATGATTTAATTGAAACTCGCGTTGCATTGCAGAATGCGAAATTGGCAATTGCTGAGTTGATCGCTGTTTACAAGTTAACTACACCAAATGCGAATATAAATTCTCTGATTCGTCAAAGCGACGAATTGGACGCTTTGTTAAAGACGAAGCTCAATTATAATTATCTTAAATTGACGGTTTAATATATATATGGGCAATCGAACTTATGTAACGCAGCGCCAACCTTGGGGTATATATACCCCTTCTGGGCATCGAGCGCTTTGTTCTGACGGAATAATTCGCGCTTGTCGTTTAGCGCCAACACCTGATACTTTCTTTTCAATTCCTGCATCAATTGTTTTGAATAGAAAGAGAATCAGCGGATATGTAACAACAAGAGAACATCGGGGCGAAATTGTTTATTGTTTCCGACAATTGTCTCATCACAATGATAAATTGCCAGTTTGGCCTGTAGATTGGTGTGAAGAGTTTGGCAAGTTAATGGAAAAAGCTGTTTTTTAATATATATATGAACATAAATGTTAATTGCTTTGTTCGTTTTGATGATGAATGGTTTGTTGTTGAACAGATATGTTCAGAATCAATTCGAGTAAGAAATGTGGAGAATGGTTGTTCAAATTGGGCATTTATATATGAAATTGATGAAGTTAAATATGTAAATTGAAATAATATATATAAAAATATATATACCAATTTGTATATATATGGTTCAAATTTGAATCAATATGGTTCAGATTTGAATCAATTTGATACCAATTTGCTCAATTATCTCTCAAATTTGTAAATAAATAGTTCAATTAAATAGAAAGCAAGTAACGTGCCAAGTTGAAGTTGGCATGACTCTTGCTATGGGGCCCCACCTTGCGTAAGTCCTTGATTCTGAGAGACTTACAAAAAGAGGGGCCCCCCAGCATGTATCGTGCCAACCTTGAAAAACCAGGTGATTTTTTTCTGACGAAAATCTGCACAGAAGTTGTTGACGGATCGGCGTCCGCACTGTAGGCTATAGCCACAATGAAACACGGTATGCAAATCAAGATCCTCTGGCACGTTCTCACTCTCAGCAAGCCCGGCTTCCTTTGGAAGTTCGAGTGCGAAGTCTCCGATGAGACGGAGGCTGAAGAAATCGCCCAGTATATCCGCGACACCACCACGAACGCCGCAGTGAAGGTCGTCGAGGTTTGGGTGTAAATACTAGTTGACCATTGCTAATCACTTGCTAATCTAATCCTATGCGAAAATTACTTGCTATCCTGCTCGTCTCGTTCTCTGTCTCTGCTGCCGATCTCAACACCTTTCTCGATGCTGTCGCGAAGGTCGAGAGCAGCAACAATCCGAAGGCTGTCAACAAGAAAGAAAATGCTCTTGGCCTGTACCAAATCCGCCCAGCGTACTTCAAAGACTCAGGTGTGAAGGCGAAGCACGGCGACGTTTTCAAGCCTGACGTGGCGCGAAAGGTGGTTCTGGCGTACTTCCAAAAGTACGAACCGACTGCGCTGAAAAACCTTGACTTCGAGACGTTGGCGCGTTGCCACAACGGCGGGTGCGGTTGGCGCAAGAACAAGGCAGCGACGAACGGCTACTGGAAAAAAATCCAAAAAAATCTTTGACACCCACAAAAAATCTGATACCTTTTTCTCATGTCGGACCTTAAATTGATTGCGGAATTGTTAAAGAAATATGGGCGCAATTTCTTTGCTAAGTGTCCCAGATATAAAACGGCAAAATATAAAAACGAATATGTTTCTTTAATCAGTTTCGATACTAATGATTTGTATTTTTATATAGAGAAGATTGATAAAAGCAGAGATTGTGTTAAAGTTACTGAGTTAAATGATTTTGGACTATAATAAATATGAACAATAAAATCATTACTGTTGCTGATGTTATCGAGTTTTTCAAGACTATTCCGCCAAATACAAAAATCCGAGTCAAAGAAGAATACGCTAGAAACTACGAAACCAGCACAAGATTTGTTTATGTTGAACAATACGACGAATCTTTTACTAGTATAAATGGCATCGAATACAACGAAGTGACAAAAACTGTAGATTTTGGTATATAATAATATGAAAGTTTAATATGCTCGCGACAATTAAATACATTGGCCGTTTTGAGAATGGCGTTCCTTTTATGCAATACTTCTTTGATTCAGAAATGAACGAAGTTGGTTATTCTATTGGTGATGGAAAGATTTATACGCATACGCAAGGAAGAAAATGGAGTGAGCAAGCGAAAAAAAAGTTGATTCTTAAAAAGTATGATTGCAACAATTAAACAAAACAAAATCGGCCATTTGCACGTTTGGTTTGGTAATGTAAATATAATTGAAGTCAGTAAATACAATTATCTTTCTAATGGTAAAGAAAGTGATTTATATATACAAAACAAAAAAGACATTGAATGTTTTTTAGATGATATAAATAGTGATGACGCCAAAATGATTTGTGATGGTTATACTGTTAAGACAGAAGTGTTTGATGAATATGCTGAAATGATAAATAAATAAAGCAATTTTCGTGCCAACCTAGACTTGGCATGGAACTTGCTTGGGGCCCCTCCTTGCGTAAGTCGTTGATACTGAGGGACTTACAGAAGGTGGGGCCCCGTAGCAACTATCGTGCCAACATGATCTTGGCATGACTTCTGCTTCCCCAGCAATCTTCGTGCCAAGAGCTATTCTCCAGGCGATTGGCATGAAACTTGTTTCTGAAAATATCTGTGCAGAAGTATTGACCGGGAACCAGCCTTCCGATAGGCTTTAGCCACAATGAAGGACGCAATGAACACAAACAACTATCCCTCCGTTACGATCACTTTCTGCGAAACCCAAATCGAAGTTTGGTATCGCGTTTCTCTTTCAAACAATGTTTTCATCATGGAGATGAAACCAGTTGATAATGTTTCATCAGAAGATTGGGATTGGATTTGTTCTCGGGCAAAGCATTATGAACAAATCGAAGAGTTGGTCGCATTTGAAATTAACAACTAATAATAACAACACATATGGACAACAACATTGAAATTGGATTGGCGCAGATTGAAGTTGAGGAAGTAATTACTGAAGATTCAAATCCGACTTGGCCTGATGATAACAATATGGATCAATATCTAAGTTTGGAAGCGGCAACTGAAATCATGTTTCCTTTCTAATGTACATTTTACTAATTATCTGCATCGTCATTTTACTAATAAATAAAACAAACAACATATGAACGAACATAAATACGCTTTTAACTACGTTATCGATCCGCTTAAATTGATTAGTTTGCACGTTGCGGTTGAACTTCTAATTGTCAGGCTCGAAGAGCAGATTAAGAAAGAAGAATTGAGTGATAATTCTTACTTTTCTAAATACAAAAAAGAATTGGAACAATTGTTAATTGATACTGACTATTCCAATTTGAAATATGCCAATACGACAAATGTAAATTAATAACCTGAGCAGGAAACGTGCCAACCTGGACTTGGCACGGAACTTGCTGTGGGGCCCCTCCTTGTGTAAGTCGTTGATAATCAAGGACTTACAAAAAGGGGGGCCCCAAAAAAATCAAGAAATTTTTTTCGGTATTTTCCAGGCGCTTGGCATGACTTCTGCTCCCCCAGCAACCTTCGTGCCAAGAGCGATTGTCCAGGCGATTGGCATGAAACTTGTTTCTCAGAAAATCTGCACAGAAGTTGTTGACGGTTTTGCGTCCGTCCTGTAGGCTATAGCCACAATGAAGGACGAAATAACACTGAACGGTAAGCAAGTTGATCCTAGGAGTTTCGACATCGAAGGAATTGATCGTTGCGATTATCCTGACTTTGTTGACGCTTATATCGCATCTGCATCTTTTGTAGATGGAACTGAATTAACTTCTGACGAGTTGAATCAATTGAACAATGAGAACAGTCATTTGGCTTCAATTATAGTTTACGAAGAGCGGATGTTCATTTAATAACTAACTAACACATTATACTTATATGAATAACATTGATCCAATTACTAATTATGTTGTGAGCGGAAATCAATTAGTTGATATTCGCTGGGCAATTGGAACTTTGATTCGTCGTCTTGAGAATGATATGAATATGTACAATTTCGCCAAGGGTGGCGATTGTCACACTCAGATTCAAGAGCTTAAGAAACTTTTGAATGATATTGAATACAGCAAGACCAGACTTGATAACTTTGTTGAGCGAATTGAGTTTTAATAATTAATAATAAATATGAATACACAACTTGACCCTCAATTTAATTATGTCCTTTCAATTGTGCAAATGACTGATGTGCGTTTTGCACTTCGCACTTTGTTATTGAATCTTCGCGATTCAGATTGTAAATTAGTTTTCCGCCCATCATCTAATAATGGCACTCGCGAGAATGAAATTGAAGTATTGGAAGAACTTTTAAATGACATTCAATATGATAAAGTTAGAATGAGTAATTTTATTGACAATAAGTAATTGACAATAGCGCCAGCACGAACCGTGCCAACCTGGACTTGGCATGGAACTTGCTATGGGGCCCCACCTTACGTAAGTCGTTGATAATCAAGGACTTACAAAAAGAGGGGCCCCAAAAAAATCAAGAGGTTTTTTTCGGTATTTTCCAGGCGCTTGGCACGGCTTCTGCTCCCCAGCAAGAGTCATGCCAACATCACAAAAAAGAAAAATGCAAAAAAAGCTTGTTGACTCCATTGTCAAGCCTAAGATGTTCGCATGAAAAATAACTGGATTCCCCGAAGTCTTCGATGGTCTGCTCACGAACGCAAAGAAAAGGAAACGCAAGCTCGAAACGCTCGCGAAAACGCAAGGAAAATCTGGCTGGAAAAGGAAAAAACCAGGCAGCAAATTGAGCGCGAAATCTTGCAAAAAGTCCTTGCACGTCGGGCGCTCCTCGACTAGTCTCTTCTCAACATGAAACTTGCACAAGCGATTGAATACGTGGGCGGACTTTCCGCCCCATCTAAGATGCCCTGCCATGGGTTTAGCATCCCGGCGAAGTATTGCAAAACGGGACAAAAGCTCCGCAACGTTGCGGACACCATCTGTTCCAAATGCTATGCTCTCAAGGGCAGATACGGTTTCCCCAACGTACAAAATGCGCTCGAAAGGCGCTTCGCCAACCTGAAAAACGAGCTGTGGGTTCAGGCCATGACGATTGCAATTCGTGGCACCGAGTCCAGCGGTTACTTCCGTTGGCACGATTCCGGCGACATTCAAGACCTTGATCATCTGGACAAGATCGTGCAAGTTGCCCGTAACCTGCCGGAAATCAAGTTCTGGCTTCCTACCCGTGAGTTCAGCACGGTTGCGGCTTGGAAAAGGCGTAACGGCGACTTACCTTCAAACCTCACGATTCGGTTGTCTGCTCTGAAGATCAACGGAGCACCACCCACCACGATTGCAAAACTTTTGGGACTGGTCACGTCAGGCGTCACCAAGTCTGGCTTCAATTGTCCAGCGCCAAGTCAGGGCAACAAGTGCCTTTCCTGTCGGGCGTGTTGGGACAAGACGGTCGAGAACGTCAACTATAAACTGCACTGAAAAAAATGTTGTTTCTGGTATTGACGGTGGCGTTGCTTCTGGTAATCTGTTCTCAACAAAAATGAAATACGAATTGATTGTTGAAACCGAAGCCTGCACGTCTTTCTTTACTTTCCCGCACAATCGCGAAGGTTCAACGGCAGCTTTTGAAAAACTCGGATCCTTCATTACAAAAGATGAGTTTAGATCCGCAAAAATCGTAAGCAATCGCGACAATGTGATTTTCGAGTTTCCTTCTAAAAACTAAACAAACAACATATCATGCACACAATTAAAAAATACATTGCACCTTTTGAAGTAATTAATTACACTCGCGAAGACGGCAATCAAGCTGTTTATAAAGTTTTCCGTCTTTCAAAGCATCTTTTTCGTAATAAAAAGAAAGATGAGAATCAAATTGTCGGTTTCAAAGCCTGGAAATTGGCAAATACCGGCGCAAATCAAAAAGCAGGTTGGCGGAGTTTTCGATTTGATCGAATTAATGAAATTGATCTTGCTTTCTTTTAAATTAATTTTGTTGGAAAAAAGACGATAAAGCAATGGCATGGTGTGCAAGGAGATCTTGCAACGGGATTGTGTTATGGCCCATTGAAACACCATTGCTTTTTTTAATTAAAAAAAATTAAAAAAAATTAATAAATAAAAATAGCGCGAGCAATTTTCATGCCAACCGGCACTTGGCACGGCACTTGCTGTGGGGCCCCTCCTTGCGTAAGTCGTTGATAATCAAGGACTTACAAAAGGTGGGGCCCCATGCGTAAACCCTTGATAATCAAGGGGTTACACCAGGTTAACGCTAACTATTTAACTATTTATATATCACTATTTAGCTATTTGTATTTAACTATTTAGCGATCACTATTTAAGTATTGTTTCTGATAAATAAATTGCCAGGCTAATTAAAACAATAGCCGGAATTAAATATATCAAAAAGATTTTGAACATATCATTCCTCTTTTGAATTATAAAAAGGAATCATTTCATTATCAATTTCAAAACTACCTTCTACAAAATCAGCATCAGTTGGAAGATTAGAATCTTCTGCTTTTTGTAATGCTTCTTTTATGCTGTTTGCTTCGATATGGTAATAACCATACATTTGCCAAGTGCAAGGGATTTTGTATGTATTCATTTAACTGGATTTTTTGTATAACTTACATCAATCACATCATCAATGATAGTAAAGCTATCTTTTTCTGCATCAAAATCATCATTCTGAACTAGCCAATTATGAATATCAATAGGATCTAATTTGACATCAGATTTAAAATGATACCCAATAGTTGGGCCGTTGCGATATTCAACAATAACAATTTGTTTATTCATATTAGTAGAAGAAGATGCGCGACTCGTCAGGAAACGAATGAGGAACGGTATCCCGATCCACACCGAACGTCAAGCCCGGATCTACATCAGACTTGGACAAATATCCAAATCCTTTGTAATTACCCGTCTGCATGAGAAGATCTGCCACGAAATACTGTAGAGCTTTTCGCTGATCCGCATAGTCATTCTTGCTGTTCAAGAAGATTCGATTCGCTTGTTCTCTGATTTCCTCAACTGGAATGGTTTTTCGTTTCATACAAATAATTTTTTACCTTGTACCGTCAACGCTGAGACTGAATCTACAGGAACGCCGCGCCTTGTAAAGGATTTTTTATTGGAATCGTACTCTAAAACGCCCCCATAAAATCCCACGGGAGACTTGACAGTCCAGCCGACAACGTATCCGTTTTTCAGCGTGACTTGCGTGAGGTGGAGCGAGCCAACTTTTTTGTCTTTTTTCCACTTGCCACCTTCTTCAACTTCGACTTGGTGGTTGTCTTCTTCTTGGTAGCGGAAACGGATTTTTTGCATGGTTTTTGTTTCTTAATCTTCTTGACGGTTACTTCTTTTTCTGCTTGCTTTTTCTTCTTGGCAAACTCGCCGTAGTGATATGCTCGACCACGAAGCCCCAGCTTTTGCTGATCTTCTGTGATGAAGCCTCGACGAATCTCCCATTTCTTAAAAGCGTCGTCAATCATTTTATATGTGCCATCTGGAAGGTCTAAAGAATAAATACCATCCATACTAATATCATATCTGTTTGTGATACGCGATTTAAATTGACTATCACTCATTGTATGTAAATCCCTTGTAGAAAAAATAAATACCAATACAAATTAATAAACAAAGCAATAACATTATCTAATCATTTTTTTGTTGATAGATTGCAATTAATAATGCGCAAATAATAACAAATAATAGATACATAATCAGGCTGGAGGTAGAACTTGTTCAAACTCAACTGCGCGTCCACTCAGATCACGAATGAGTTCACGGGACACGCTATCAAGAGTCTTGCGCCCAGTCAACTGAATAAATATGGCTTCCTGCGCCTTGTCGATGAACTTTTCGCGGGGAACACCATAGATATGCTGAACATAGTACTTAATTTTAGTCTGCATTTTTTTGTTTGGTTGGTTGTTTATCAGGCAAAAACTGGTTGGTTTAAATTATCCCAAGTAATATATTGTTTACAAATTTTGCAAAAGTAATTTCTTCTGCCAGATTGAATTGCATTGTGCTTGGTGGTAGAAAGATAAATCTTCTTATCGCACTTGCAAGAATAAATATGATTTGTTTTTACTTCAAAATCGTGACAACGAATTGCCGGTTGGCCGATAACTTGCATAACTTTCTTCCATTCGGCACCATGTGAAGAAATGAACATACCATAAACTTGTCGCGCAATCAGATGGGCAGCTTCGTGGCCCGGAGTATCGTTAATAAATGCTTCTTTGTTTTCAATCAAAAGAACATTGTTTAATCGAATTAGATTGTAATGATAATATGCAACACCAGCTCGACGACCGCGCAAATTAAATTCTACTGTAGGAAATGTAAACTTAGTTGAATAAATAGATTCGCAAATTGAATATGCGTTTTGTATTTTAACTATGCAAGCGTTCTGTAATTCAGTCACATTCATTGCAATCAAAGTATCACCTTGTACTGCAAGGCACAAGGGATTTTTCTCGTCTGAACAACTTTTTTTTGAGCCACTTGGCACGAAACTTGTTGTTGACAACCTGGAGTTTCTTCAGAGAGAAACCAACGTAAGTCGTTGTCTTTCAACGACTTGCGTTGGGGCCCCTCTTTGCGTAAGTCCTTGATACTGAGGGACTTACAAAAGGTGGGGCCCCAAAAAAATCAAGAGATTTTTTTGGGTATTCTCCAGGTGGTTGGCACGGTTTCTGCTCCCAGCAATAGGAATGCCAAATCATAGTTGGCATGAAAATTGATTTCTTGACCAGGATTTTGCCAGGTGGACCGAAAATATCTGAGAAAAATTGTTGAAGCCGGACAGGAAATCACTCACACTGTCTCCGCAGTTCGATTCAACAACTAACCAAAAGGAAAACACAGTATGCCAGCAAACCTTGAAAATCGAGACATTCAGGCCGGACTTGAGATGGCTTGGCACGGGATGACTAAGATCGTTCCCGTGATTAACTTCGCGGATGCGTTCCCGTTCGACATCGAGCGTAAGCCTCTGTTCACCGAGAACCAAGAAGAGTTGCAGGGATGGAGCTACTTCCGCTGCACCGACGACGGCAAGCCTGTCGGCAAGCCTGTTCCTGAAACTTACAGCGCCGTGACGAATGAGCGTTTCTGGGAGATCGTGCAGAACGCTGTCGGCGGAACTGGTGCAGTGATCGAGTCCGCTGGAACGGTTTTCGACCGTTGCCGCCGGTTTGTCACCGTCAAACTGCAAACCGATCTCGACACGTTCAAGGTTGGAGATCGCGTGTTCAAGAATCGGTTCTCCCTGCTCGACAGTATCGACCAGAGCACGAATCTGTACGGCGTGAACAGCAGCACCTGCGTCGTCTGCTCGAACACGTTCGCGATGGCGATGGGCGACAGGTCCGGCGAGTTCCGTTTCAAGCTGCGGCACTCGAAGAATCTGGTGCCTAAGATCGAGAACATGGAGAAGGCCATCGACCAGTTCATCGGTGTCACCGCCCAGTTCCAGCAGGCGCTGAAGATCGCGAATGAGATTCCAGTCAAGCTGGATCAGGCTCGTCCTCTCTTCGCTGGCTGGATCGCGGAGGAGACCAACGGTCTCTCCACTCGTTCGTTCAACACTGTCGGACGTTTGACCGAGTTGTTCACTCGGGGTGCTGGAAATCGCGGAGAGACTCTTCTCGATGCGTTCAGCGCGGTGACTGACTTCTATTCGCACGAATCGAGCGGCGGTCAAGATCAACCGGGCTTCCGAATGAAGCAGACCATCTCCAGCGACTTTGGCGCAGCGGCCAAGCGCAAGCAGGACTTCTTCGGCCAGATCTTCGATGTGGACAAGGAAGTGACGTTCAATCGGGAACGGTTCACCAATCTGGTGACCAACGGTCGCAACCTCATCAGCGCGATGGAAGCAGTGACCGCGAACTGAACCAGTCAAGCAAGAATCCTCCCGCAAGGGAGGATTTTTTTTTGCAGTTGGCACGTCTTTTGCGCTTGACAACCTGGAGATGCTCCTGGGAAAATCCAACGTAAGTCGTTGTCTTCCAACGAGTTACGTTGGGGCCCCTCCTTGCGTAAGTCGTTGATATTCAAGGACTTACAAAAGGTGGGGCCCCATCGTAAGTCCTTGATAATCAAGGGGTTACAGAAGCGGTTTTTGGTTTTTATCGATAAAGTGACATTATAAGCCAAACTACTTTTTAATATATAGAAACATTATATTTATATTTATTTAATACTTATTTGATTATTTATATATAGCTTATATAGTTATATTTGTATATATGTTATTTGCCTATATATAGATCAGTTATTTAGGAAAAAATCATTCAGCTATAAAAGAAAAAACCCACCAGGTTTTAAACCTGATGGGCTGCTTTATTTGGCTATTTAGCCTTTACTTATTTAACTACGTGGCTTACGATATTGAATTCGCCCTGAGCGAGCAAATACAATATTATTTGTATTTACTGTTCTATTTGCTTCAGCATTGACATCATAAAAGCGAACACTCTTATTTGTTGCATTCATGATTCTCGCACAATATGTGCTATTTGTCTTGCCCTTATTCACCACAAGCGTTGTAAAACGGCCTGCTGTCCTATTTAGTGTTTCAGATAGTGTCATATTTGACGCGCATACTATATAGGATATTTGACTATTTGTCAACATTATTTTGATGTATTACTAACAAAAATGCAATACTCATTATCAATATTAAATACATGTATTATATATAGTGTTTATTCTATTTATTCCGCATATGCTAACACCATTCAGCCATCATGTCAAGCGCCCGACCTGGTGGCTATATTATTTTCTATTCTATTTTTATTTATATTAAATACAAAAAATACCAATATATATGTTTTATATTATATATATGGTATATTATATTCTAGCTATTATATGTTCTTATTTGTTATTTAATCATTAACCATTCACTATTTTGTAGTAGTAGATGTGAATAAATAATAAAAAGCATATCCAATAATAAATAAACCAATTCCAACTGGCGCGAGCATTAAACCAATCAATAGTAGAAAAGTAAAAATGCCCATATGATATAATGATTCCATATATATTTGTATATTTAAAAGTAGTTATTTAGCCTTTTTTCGTTCAGCTTTGTCTTTATTTGCGGCGGCCTCACTCATCATTCTATCTAATCTTTTATATGCATCTTGTTTAGTTAGACAAGTGTAACCGTGCAGCCCCCAACTATTATTAGATGGATAAAATTCACTCGGCGCTATTTTATTGCCAGCTATTATTATTCCATTATGAGATTGTATTCGTATAGCCTCATAATGTTTCTTATTTATATTATTACTATAACATCTTTCATATATAGCATACATATCTTCTCTATGTATTTGCTTATATTTGAACCCGGCGCTTTCAAATTCTTTATTTAGTTTTTTCATATATATATCTTATATATAGTATATATATACAATAATACAAAATACTTCTAATGTCAACAAAACAAATCAAAAACATTTAAAACCAAACAAAAACAAACAAAATCAATTATTTCTATTTATATCATCCATATCTTCTTTTTCTAGCTGCATTTCGGCAGTAGCAAGCAAAGTTTGCTTGATACCAAGCGCCACACCATTCACATAATTAAAATAAGATATCAACACCAAATTTATTAAAAAAGCCCAATAAATAAAGGTATTTGGATGTATATTAGCACTATACAATATATACAAAAATATAAAAAAATGTAACAATACACCATATTTATGTATGATGTAATTAAAATTAGAATTTAGTTTATTATTTAACATCTTATTTATAAAGCAGAGGCTCGCAGATACGTATTCTATCTATATACCTATATTTCCTATCTTATTATCTATATATATTATACTATTATATAGTATATATTTAACCTATAAGATAGATCAATAAAGACATATTTGGAAAATAGATCAAAAACATACAAAAACAAGGGGTTTTTGATGTATTTGGGGGTTTTTAGTTAGCTATTTTGGGGGTATAAATTAGCATATAAATACATCATCTTATTTGATACATATTTGGTACTATATTTACCATATATACCTATATAATATATATCATCTAGCATAACGTTCTACGTAGAACAAAATAGACATAATTTATCTTATTTGGTACAAGTTAGAACATAATTAGCACATAAAAGCTATACAAAACATGAATAACAAACACTTTGCGCCCGACTTATTAACAATTTTACAAGCATTAATAAGGATATAACTCTATTTTATTACCAAGCATTTGTTCTAGTATAGAAAATATATCTGTATTATATTTATGTAATATAATATCTAGCTTGGCATATAGAGTTTTGTTATAACAACCCATGCAATGCATTGCTGGGGTATTAATTAGATCTGAAATTTCAGGACCAATGTGTACAAATCTATCTTTATTATCAAATATGATTTTGAGTATCTGCTTTTTAGCAAGCACTATGGGTTTATTCATAGTTTCTTGTATAGCACATAACTACCAAAAGCTAGTAGAAAAACACTGTAGCCGCCAATCAAACCAGTTAATAAAGATGCCCAGAAGATAAAGCAGAATGGGCAGCTAAGTAGTTTGGCGACAAAATTATTATTTGTTTTAAGCCATACATTGAAATCTATATTAACCGTTTCAGTATATTGTCTATAAGCTTTAATGAATGGAAGATAAGAGAAAGGCTTCCACTTTAGTAGGTATTCATATACAGCATTAGTTTGTATCCAAACATAAGCTATATAAGCTATTGTAACGGCTGGAACTACATGATTAATAAGATAGAATAAGTCGTACATAATATATATACTTTATATATTAAACAATTCTTCTATTTTTTCTTTATTAACTTTTACTACTTTTTTATTATTCCATGTTTCTAATTTAGATTCAGCTATAATGACATTTACTTTTTGACGTTCATAAGCCTGCATATGAACTTTTTTAAACTCTTCTGATTTGCAATTATTAATTTGATCTTCTAAATATTTAAGAACAGATTTAGAATCATCTATTTCTTTATAAAGTAAACTCAAAATCATCGTGTCAAATTGACTATCAATTTGCATGATATAATGATGATATGGATGTAGCATTTTATATAAATATTAATTTTCTTGATCTTCTAGCTGTTCGTCGTCATAAATACCATAATCTTTACGCATATTAATACCTTCTTCGCTATCCCAAGCAGGTTCATTCTTAACCAAGAATTGACCATTTATGATTTTATAATATCCAATAAAACAATTACCCTCTTCGTAAAACTCCAAACCAAACTCAATATTTGGATATTTCTTGCTAGCTTTTATTAGCCATTCAGTTGGCTGGCCCCATGCAGTATCAAAATCGATTTGTGCAGTAGTTCCATCTTCAGCGACATACCAATCTTCAATACAAGTGGCGTTCCATTTGGTGCCCCAATTCACAATAGACCAATCATACCAATCGCAAGAACCATATTTAGCAATCAGTTCTTTGCTTTTTTCAGAATTAATATCGAGATTTGGCGCTCTTGTTCCAACTAACTCTTCAGGCATTGGAACCGAACCATTAAAATCGAGATATTGTTCACCTTGTTTATTCTGTTCTATAAAAGAAAGAATATCAGATTTAGTTCCAGATATATCTAGGTTATTAAAACAATAATTAGGCATAAATTTTATATCAAGTTGATTGTTTTTGATGCTGTAGCAGTTGCATCTTGGTAAGCATCGCACAGATAGATGCTGTTGTCAAGCGTTCAGTGTTACGATTCTGTGCCATACACAATCAAAGTGTAATTACTATAGATGAAAGTTCGCGCACTTTTTATTAGTGATTGTCATCTTGGCAGTGAATATTGCAATCATGAAAAACTAGCTAAATTTTTATCAGAAATCGAATGTGAATATTTGTATATTGTAGGCGATTTTATAGATGGTTGGTTATTAAAATCGAATTTCAGATGGCACAATAACTACAATCTAATAATACAAAAGATATTAAGATTAAGTAGAAAAGGTACAGAAGTTTATTATCTATATGGCAACCATGACGACTTTCTAGAACATTATGACGGTCTTCATCTTGGCGATAACATAGTGATTTGTCGAGAAAATTTTTACACTACATTAAAAGACAAGAACTATTTAATTATTCACGGCGATCAATTTGATGGAGTCGTTACTAAATTCAAATATATACAATATATCGGCGCACTTATTTATGAAATCAGTTTGGGTTTAAATAAGTTATTTAGAGTATTTAAATTCAGTTTCAGTAATTTTTTAAAGCAAAAAGCTAAAGAAGCAGTTAAGTACATTAATAATTACGAAGTGTTAGTATCTGATTATTGTAAAAAATATGAGTTTGATGGCGTCATTACAGGTCACATTCATAAACCTGCTGATAAAACTTTAAATGGCATACATTATTTAAATTGCGGCGATTGGGTCGAAAGCAATACAGCAATCATCGAAACATTAGAAGGAGAATTAAAACTAATCAAATTATGAAAGTATTATTCGGCGTCCAAAGTGAAGGAAATGGACACATGGTCCAAGCCTTATGCATTAAAGACTATTTAAAAACAAGGAACTATGAAATTGGCCCCGCATTTGTCGCTAAAAAGAAAAAAGGTTTAGCATCATTTTTTACTGATGAATTTGAAACAGTAGAATATGAAGGTTTTGATTTTGTATTTGGCGATAATGGCAAAGTTGTAATATGGAAAACAATATTAAAAAATATATATGAACTTCCTAAGTTTGTTTATTCCTTTTATAAAATATATAAAACAATTAAACAACAAAAGCCAGATATCATTGTTAATTTTTATGAGCCACTCGTTGGTTTATCTGCTTTATTGTTTCCTAAGATCAAATATATAAGTTTTGGACATCAATACGCAATGACATTAGATATGTATCCTAAAATCGAAGGATTTTATATACAAAAAATGTTCTTGACATTGATTAATTATATAACTAGTATTCGCGCTCAAAAAGTTGCTTTAAGCTATTATGAATTTAATGATAATAAAGTAATTGCTTGTCCACCAATTCTAAGAAAAGAAACTTATATCAAATCAGAAGACAAACAAGATTTTGTTCTTGTTTATTTAATGAATGAAGATATGTTGCCTGATTTGATTGATGAAGCAATTAGAAATCCAGATATTAAATTAGAATGCTTTACTAAATTAACTAAAGAATTTATTTGTCCTAGAAATTTAATAGTTTATAATTTAAACGGTAAATTATTTCAAGAAAAGATGAAAGTATGCAAAGCAGTTATTTGTAGCGGCGGTTTTGAAACAAGTTCAGAAGCTATATTGCACAACAAACCTGTTTTAATGATACCATTACCCAATCATTTTGAACAATATGCGAATTGTAATGACGCCGAAACTCACGGATTCGGCGCTTTCAGTAAAAAATTATATTTATCTTTGATACCAAAAAACCAAGTAAACAATGATACTTGGTTTAATAAATATAAAGATGTATTAGATAATCTATTCTAATCCCAGAAAGTTTCGAAATTTTCAGCGAACCAGACAAGAGCTTTCTTTTTTTTGATTTCTAATTCTTGTGCTTTTTTATTGTATTCTTCCCATCTTTTCTTACAATTAGGCTCTGTAACAAACTCAACGCGAGAAATATCTTCTTCTTCTTTCTTAATCAGCTTTAACTCGCCGCAATCAGGAATAGGATTATACTTTTCATCATTTAATATATAATCATACGCCCAAATTATTTCATCAATCTGATTTAGCCACTCATTTTCGGTCATTTCTGCTGGATGACCCATGCGTTGCATGTTTCTGAAATAACGTAGCTTTTTTAAATTATGTCTAGCAATTACTCGAAAAACATTCCAACATTCTTCATCGCTAGAACCATATCTTAATTTTTGATATGTACTAATAATTCTTCTACGAATTAATATATATTGATCTTCAATTATTTCTGCTATATATCCGTATATGTATTTTATATCCATATTAATTAGTAATAACTGTTACAAACTTAACATCAATCTTATCATTATACTTTTGGCGCAGATATTCAATTAAATGTTGCTGTATTTTTTCTGCTTCTTCTCTATTAATTGAAACAGGTAGTTTCACTTCTAATTGGTATTTAGTCATAGAAAATTACCTACCTTCCAAGTTTGGAATTCAGTATCGTGATTATAATCAATTACTCCAGCAAAACCTTCTTCTGTTATCTGTTTGATATTTGAATTTGAATAATTATGATAAATCTTTTCTTCAACTATGAGATTTCTTATATCTTTAACAGTAATCCTAGTCAGTGCAATTTTTTGCGCTGATTCTTCTGATTTTGCAATAACATATCTACCTGTCCAAATATTAGTATTTTGAACCCAGAATAATTTCATTTAATTAATAATCAGTTTGGCGTAATGCGGCAATACCGAATCCTAAAATTCTAACCATGAGCATCCAATGATTGTTAGTGTAACGAAAAGTGAATGACGTGTCAAACGATAAATTAACGCCTTTATAAATAGAATTATCTGAATTATCGCACTTATTAACCATATGAAAAATCGGCAACTTTAATAAAAGTTGAAAATAATTATACGGTTGTCCTTCATGCTCCCATCTATATATTTGCATAATTTATAAGCAGTAGATCAAGCATCGCTTGAACCATTTTTTTCTAATGCGGCGAGTTTAAGTTTGAGTTCTTGATTTTCGAGCAGTAATTGTTCATACTTTACTCGAATTAATCTTATAAGCTCTATTATGTCTATATCATTCATGTATATAATTTGCTATTATTTCACCAAATACTTTTTTAAGTTGCTTCTTCGCGCCTTTTAATGAAGAGTCAGTTATAGTAATATATATTTTTTTATTACGCCCACGTTCAATATTATCTATACTAAAATGGTACTTTTTCATAACATATTTGATTTCACTAAATATGCCTATTTCACCGCACGGTAAAAACGGTCATTTCAGTAAAAAAACGCGAACGTTTGCTAAAAAACACACTTTTTTTAACTATTTTGCGTTATTTGTCACATAACACCAAGTCTGAGATGGATAAGTCCAATCTTTATTATATGGATTATAAGGAACATATGGCTGCGAAAAGACTTTATCATTATCTGGCGCATTAATAAATTCGCGCAGTCCTAATGCATTTGATAGTTGCTTATATAAAGCATAAACTTCATCTTGAGTCAAATCAAATTCTTGATTTTTGATATTGAGCTTGTAAGTTGTTGAGATTTTAATGTCGTTATTCATATTTTTATTATTTTACTATATAATTTTTACAAAGTCAACTTTAATTTTGCCTGTTATTTTTGTTATAAAGACATTTCACTTCTTTGAGAAACTCAACAAGATTATAATAAAAATCACTCATTTTTTGAGCGTCTTGTAACCAATTTTCAAGAGTACCATCGAATTTAGATATTATAATATTACAACCAATTTTACCTGTAAACTCACCTACCAGATTATCATCTATGTACTGGTCCTTAAAAACACTAGCTTCAAACTTATAATTACCAATTTTATCAGTAAAAATTTTGAAATGAATATCAGGATTATTTCTATATTTCTTAGTTTTGATTTTCATAAATTAATCTTGATTTTCTGGCTTTCTAGGCTTTGTTACTCTGATAGTTACGCATTCAAACGAAGGTATTATTTCCAGCTTGTCGCCTTTTGGCAAGTCTAATTTCAAAGAATCAATGTAATTCCACATGCCATCAAAGTCCTTTGTAGCAAAAAATTTATTTACTTTTTTTGATTGCTTTTTATCAAGCTGGTAGTCTATATAGTTTTTAAAATCAACGACTTCAGGTAAAGGTTCATCACTAGCTTTTAGCGGTCCATGAAAATCAACTGTATAACCATAATAACCATCATTATTTTTTACAGCTAATACTTCTTCAAAAGTTTTTTTAATCTCATATGCTATGCGGCCATCACCAATTTGTGGTGCGTTAAAACCATAACTTGAACCGCGACTTGCAATTTCGGGCATTACAATAGATTTAATAAGTGCGCCAATAGCATCAACTTGTTGGCGATCTATTTTAAAATCATATGCATAATCTAATGCAATATCAATCTGCCCAGTCTTTAAACGAAAATAAGTTTCAAGCGCGGTATTAATTACTCGCAAATGATTGTCTGTTAATTTGACTGTATTCATACTTTATTCTCCTTTACATCATTCCATTCTTTAATAGCTTGTGATTGCAGAAAAGATAAATTAGATGGATCTTTTGGCTGAAGCGTATTGATTGCGTAAGTTCCAGCTTCTTTTAATCTTTTAATATGTTGATTGGCAGCATTAAGTTCTATTTCTAGGTTTCTTGCAAAATAAAATAGATCGCTCACGACATATTTATCTGTGTTATAATATACGTCTTGAATATGATCTGTTCTTGGAGTGTCACTCATGACTTGGCCTCCTTGGCTGAGTACCACTTTGCTTTTGCGTCCGCGCTCAACGTGATCCGATCAGAATACTCCATTGAGTCCTCTGGCATTAACCATGCATTAAGCATCGCATCCCCAGCCTCCTGCAACCGCTTGATGCGTTGCCTCAGTCTGAGGTTTTCCTCGTCAAGTAGTTGTTGTTGTCGAATGATGGAATTTGCTTCGTTAAGTTCTATTTCTAATTGTTTAGCAAATTTAGCATCAACAACGCATTTATCTTCATCTACTTTTACAATTGGACGACAAACCCAATCATGATAAACATTATTTATATGATCCAATTCTTCGTCTGTTCTAGGTGTATCACTCATATTTATAAAGTATTCTAGCATTAGTAAAATCTGATTTTTTAATCAAAATACTATTATTTATATTAATAAATTCGCTAGATTTATCATCTAAATTAATATGTATAGCTTTAATTGCATCAGTATATTCTTTAGTTTTTTCTTCTCTTAATTTAATAAATACTGGATGATTATCATGTGTTATTTCATAACTGTTTGAATATATCATGACTGATTTACCAGTTACATATTCTACTTCTAATATGATTTTTACATAATGCGTTTTTGGAGTAGATAATTGCTTCTGTTCTTTTTTAAGAATTTTATTAAGAATTAGATTTATCATATTGAACATCTAACGGATAAGAAGAATTACCATTTAAACCAATAAAGCCATCAGTTTTTATATTCAAAGGTTGATTAAATTTTATCTCATTCTTTGAATGCATAATTGTCATGCGATCAATCTTGTTATTTGTTTCGCCGATTGTTAAATTACCAGCTTCATTAACAGTTAAAGTAAAAGATTCACCTGTACTGTTTGTTAATACAAGTGAATTGACGGTTATTTGTTTTGGTTTTGGCGGTTCAGTATTTGCTAATATTTTGCCGCCAAATATACTACCAACTAGAGTTGCTAAAAAAGATTTTCTATTCATTTAAATAATGTTCCTCTATATTCATACTCTCATGACCTGTTTTGTAGTTTTCAGTATCACTGTAACTACTCTTTTTTTGCTTCTTTAGTTTATTATTAGAGATAAATAATTTAGCATATTCTTGTGTTTTAAAGATAGCTACAATTTCTTTTTCTGGATGAGATAGAAATGGTCCACCAATTTGATCTTGATAGACATTCTCTCTTATGCCAATAACAATGAAAAGTTTCATATTATTCTTCGATTACTTCTGCATCAAGTAAATCTTTTTGTATAATATAAGGTAATGAAATGTATTGAGTGCAACCTTTATAAGAGTTATTAACTTCTTTAATCCATTCATCACATTCTTTTTTAGAATCAAAACAAATGGTCATCATTTTTCCAGAAGCATATCCATATTGACTATGCGGAGACCAACGAAGTTTTTTGAATTTAATGGTAGTCATATTGGTTTGTTATTTTTATCCTCTATTTATTAACCCCGCTACTTCCAAATACCGATAAGCGTATCTGCTATTTTTATCATTTTCTTCTTTTAGTTTAAGAAATCGCTTACGAAGATTGTAGTATTTCAGCGGGAAAGTCAATATTTTCTTTACATTTTTTACAGACCACACGATTATCAAATGTCAAGAAACTATTTGTTAGAGTTTCCCAATTCACGATTAACGCGTTACATTCATCACAACTCTCCAAAAGAGGTTCACCCTCAATCTGTTGTTGATTCCACACATTCATCGTGGGAACAGTGTACCAGCTTTTTTGGAGAAGTCAAGAGGAAAAATATAACAAGTTTTCAGGATCTCACTCACATTCACCTTATGGCGATAGCGATATGTTCCCTATAAGCCCCTAGGAATTGAACCTAGTCTCCTGTAATTACCGGCGCATTATCCGAATGCTGAACTTACGCGTCTATCTGTACCTTGTTATTTATATAATATACAGAGGATTTGAACCTCTCATTTACCACTGGTGATCAGCTCAGTTTAAAATGACCGCCTGTATATATTATACAAAAAAATCTATGTTTGAGGCAAGAGCATTTCTACATATTCAGCGGCAGTTTATTAATGGTGTAACATTAACACTTGCATCACAGATATAATTACACTCATATCTGATCTAACGCTAGATAAGTATCTCTCTGTTGCATCTCAATTACCTTTCGGTAACACCCCAAACAAAATTGTTTTGGATTCATGCGGTGTATTGGTTATTTTCCGATCCGCAGTGTCCATCCCCTAAACCAATAGGTGACACCTTTCATTAGCGGTTGAATCCAAAAATTATTAAAAGAACTAAAAGATTGAGAGCGTGGATTCACTTACCACTACTTAGGGCGGATTCCGCTTCCGTTCGGACTTCAACCGACTCTCTCTCAACCTTGAAAATATCTTACCACAAACTATCCGAATGTCAACGAACTTTTTTTAAAATCTTTGGGGTTGAGGGTGACTGCGCCAGTCGGAGCGCTCTCTTTTACAGTTAAGTAAACCGTGCGGACTGTTCCCCTACACCAAGTCACCACCTCAACCTTGAAAATAGTCT